CCCAGGTGCCGCTGATCTGTTTCGACGAACTCACCCATTTCACCGCCGCCCAGTTCTGGAGCATGTCAGCCCGCAACCGCTCATTGGGCTGCGTCCGGCCTTACATCCGCGCGACGTGCAATCCCGACGCCGATAGCTGGGTCGCTGAGCTGATCGCCTGGTGGATCGATCCAGAGTCGGGCCTTCCAATTCGTGACCGCGCCGGCAAATCTCGCTGGTTCGTCCGGGTCGGTGACCGCCTGGAATGGGCCGACAGTGAAGCGGACTTGCGTCGCCGGCACTCCGGCCTCGAGCCTCGATCACTGACCTTCGTGCCGGCCCTGCTAAAGGACAACGTCGCCCTCACCAAGGCCGACCCCGACTACCGCGCCCGCCTGCTCGCCCTGCCCAGGGTCGAGCGCGAGCGGCTCTTGAACGGCAACTGGAAGATCCGTCCCGCCGCCGGCCTGCTCTTCAACCGCGCCTGGTGCCAGGTGGTGGACGCCGTCCCCGCGGGCCTCGCCGTCAAGCGCGGCTGGGACCTCGCCGCCACGCCCAAGACCGAAACCAACGACCCGGACTGGACGTCCGGCGTCAAGCTCGGCCGCAGCGCGGAAGGAAGCTACTACGTGCTGGACCATCGCCGCCTCCGCGCCACCCCCGCCGGGGTCGAACGCTTCCTCGCCAACACCGCCGCCGAGGATGGCGACGGCGTCGAGATCGCCCTGCCGCAGGACCCCGGCCAGGCCGGCAAGTCGCAGGCCGCCGCCCTGGTCCGCGCCCTGGAAGGCTTCACCGTCCGCGCCACCCCCGAGAGCGGCGACAAGGTCACCCGCTTCGGCCCCTTCAGCGCCCAGGCCGAAGCCGGCAACGTCTACGTCCTGCGCGCGCCCTGGAACGAAACCTGGTTCGCCTCCCTCGAAGCCTTCCCGACCGCCCCCCACGATGACGACGCCGACGCCACCAGCCGCGCGTTCGGCGCGCATCAGACCCGGATGGCGAGCGCGGGGTTTTTGGAGATGGCTCGGGAAGACCTCGCGGCCAACGCGGCCCCAGCGGGATGAAGCGATATGTGCTGGTCGTCAGCAGAACCCGGCGACTAACGATGTCTTAGTTCGACCCGCGCCAAGATCAGGCTGTGTTTCCTTAGGATCAGCTTGGACGGAGGGCGGTCCGATTGCCAGCGTGACCAGATCGCGGAGGCTCGTCGGCGATCACTTCGAGCCGGATGCAGCTAGCGATTCCAAGGCTCAGCGAAACCTTCGCGGCCATCTGGAAGAGATTGACTACACCGCTTACGCCGCCAACCTGAAAGTCATGAGCGCCGCGCTCGGCCAGGCCGATGCGCAGAAGTTTCAGCGACTGGGTCTCGCGGCTGCTTATGCGCGGGCCCGATGGGTGGCCACGGGGCTGGCGGCGACCGAGAGCGGTCGGCCGCCCACCGGCGAGGATATCGAGAACCTTGCCGCCCTCCGGCGCGCCTACGAAGAGTTGACCGAGGTCTACGACGCCCTGCGGCGCATGGTGGAACGTGGCTATCTGCCCTATTCGGCGGCGTCGCCCCCAAAGGCCTGAGCCGTTGCCAGTGACTTTGCCGTTGAGCGGTCTGGTTCGCGTGCTTACGCTGACCTCTGTTCCAAAGCCGACGGCGGATTCTGACGCATGCAGTATTTTACGGCAGCTTGGGCGACTGGCGGCCTAGACGACGCCGATTTGGAAAAAGCGGTCGAGCGGTACAATGAGCACGTCTCGGCGTTTGACCAACAAGGCCAAGTTTACTCTCTCGCGACCACCGTCAGTTTGCACGACGCCTATCTCGACCGTTTGGTCGTCGATAGCGCCACTGGCCTGATCGAACTGTTACTGCTCACTGGCGACCTGCAAGTTGGCTATTGGCGGACCACCCTTTCATACCGCTCAGCGCGGATGGCGGACGGTCAAACAGTGCTGGCGCACGCGCTGTCACGACGACCGACTGAGATTTGGTACGATGAGTTCGCGAATAACCTCGAAGGCATGTCCCACAGCTTTCTCCTAGCTCCTCGGACGCGCGCCATGCGGAGCCTAGGAGAGTTCAGGATCGACTTCCAAGGGTTCAGTTTCAGTCAAGCAAAGGCCGATGCTAGGATATTGACGACGCCAAAAGATCAGTCCGTCTGGAACTGACTTCCCTTTAGAGCCGACAATTAGCTTCGTCCGAAACCCGTCAAGCCGTGCCTAACGGGGAAGACGCCGTTCTTGAAATAGCTGAGGCCGGTGCGGCTACGCCGACCAACCGCAAATTGAATTCGCTTCACCGCCGGAGACCCCCATGCCCCCCACCGGCGGAATTCGCACCTCCCTGTCCTGGCAAATCACCCAAGGCCCGCTCGGCCCGGCCGTCACCGACGCGATCTTCTCGCCCGGCCAGCCGCTGGCTCCGCCGGACCAGGAGCCGGTGCGGGTCTGGGATTTTCCGGTCGGGGTCAACACCACGATCACGCCGCGCGCGGCCGAGCCGTTCGGCTTCGCCCACCTGCGCGCCTTCTCCAATGTCGAGCTGGTCCGCCTCGCCATCGAGACCCGCAAGGATCAGCTCGAGAGCCTGCATTGGCGGCTGAACCCGCGCGAAGGCGTCGCCGCCACGCCCGCCCTGGCCGCCCGCACCCAAGCACTCACCCAGTTCTGGCGCCGGCCGGACGGCGTCCATCCGTTCGCCACCTGGCTGCGGCTCGCCATCGAGGACCTGCTGGCCATCGACGCCCCGGCGTTCGAGAAGCGCCGCGACCGCGCCGGCCGGCTGATCGGCCTCGACGTGGTGCCCGGCGACACCATCAAGCTGCTGGTCGACGAGACTGGCCGCACGCCGATCCCGCCGTTTCCAGCCTACCAGCAGATCATCAAGGGCCGCGTCTGGGCCGACCTCAGCACCGACGACCTGCTCTACGCCCCGCGCAACCGCCGCCCGAACCATGTGCTCGGCTTCTCGCCGGTGGAGCAGATCGTCGTCACCATCCAGACGATCATCAACCGCCAGGCCGCCCAGCTGGCTTATTTCACCGAGGGTAACGCCCCGCTCGGCTTCCTCACCGCGCCGGAAGGCTGGGGCCCCAGCCAGATCCGCGAGCTGCAACTGTGGCTCAACGCCCAGCTCGCCGGCCAGGCCTCCGAGCGCGCCAAGCTGATCTGGACGCCCGCCGGCGCCGACTACAAGTCACTGAAGGACCCGCCACTGAAGGACGATTTCGACGAGTGGCTGGCCCGCATCGTCGCCTTCGCCTTCTCGCTGCCGCCGACGCCGTTCGTCAAACAGATGAACCGCGCCACCGCCGGCGAGGACCAGGACCGCAGCCTCGAGGAGGGCCTCGCGCCCCTGAAAGCCTGGGTCAAGCGCCTGATCGACGGCGTCAACGAAGCCGAGTTTGGCGAGACCGACCTCGAGTTCGCCTGGCACGAGCCGGTCGAGGTCGACCCCAACGTCCAGTCCGACATCGACGACAAGGCCCTGCGCAACGGCTCGGCCACCATCAACGAAATCCGCGCCCGCCGCGGCCAACCCCCGCTCGTCGGCGGTGATGAGCCGCGCATCTACGACGCGACGGGGGCGCAGGCTTTGACCGGCAGCGTAGCCCCTCAACCTCCCACGCCCTGACGGGCGCGGGCCCCTCCTTCTCCCTCCGGGAGAAGTGAAGGAAAGCAATCACTTCCACCTCTCCCAAAGGGAGAGGGAGGGGCCCGGCCGCGCAGCGGTCGGGAGGGTGAGGGGTTACGACCTCACCGACCATTCCGCCATCTCTGGAGCCCGCCCGCATGCGCCTCTTCGGCGAACTGACCAAGATCGAAGACCAGCCCGATGGCACCCTGAAGGTCTACGGCGTCGCCTCCACCGGCGCCCGCGACGACGCCGGCGAGATCGTGCGGCCGGAGGCTATGAAGGCGGCGCTGCCCGACTACGCCCGCTATCCGGCGCTGCGCGAGATGCACCAGCCCACCGCCGCCGGCCGCACCCTGGAGGCCACCGTCGACGACGACGGCGCGACGCGGATCGTCGCCCACGTGGTCGATCCGGTCGCCATCGCCAAGGTGAAGTCACGCACCTATTCCGGCTTCTCGATCGGCGGCCGGGTTCTGGCCCGCGACGCCGCCGACTCGACGGTGATCACCAAGATCAAGCTCAGCGAGATCAGCCTGGTCGACCGCCCCGCCAATCCCGAGGCGGTGATCGACCTCTGGAAGGCCGACGCCGGTTCCGAACCGGCCCCCAGCAACGACGCGGTCAAGGCGCGCGCGGCCGAGATGGCCGCCGCCGCCGGCCGACCTACCGCCTGGAAGGACTACGTCGCCAAGGCGCGCGCCGCCCTGATGGCCGACCGGACCGCCGACCAGAGCGCGCTCGCCGACGACACCGAAGACCCCGACGAATCGGACGGGCCGGCCGACGACAGTGACGACGACTCGGACGACACTGGCGATGACGACGAAGGTGAAGATCTGTCTACGGACGACAGCGATCCCGACACCCCCGCCGATATCGCCGCGCGCCTGGCCGAGCTCGCCGCCAGCGATCCGGATGCGCTTCAGGCCGCCCACGACGCCCTGGCCGCCCTCGGCGCCTGCTGCGACCCCGACAACTGCCCGGACGCCGGCAAGGCCGCGGCCACGCACGATCTCGCCAAGGCCCTGCCGCGGGTCGAGGCGCTGGAGCGGCGGCTGGAGGCGCAGGACGCCCTGATCCAGCGGCTCGCCGCCACGCCAGCGGCGCCGCGCACCGCCGCCAGTCCGCACGCCCGCGCCATCGGCAAGTCCGAGGACGCCGATCCCGCCGCCGCCGACCCCGATCTCACGCCCGCCGACGTCCAGAAGGCCTTCGCGGCCCTGACCCCCGACGAGCGCGCCTTCCTGCTGATGAAGGCCTCCCTCCGTCAGCCCATCCCGCTTCCATAACCACGGAGCATCCCCATGCCCCACGCCCTCTCCCCCGACGACCTCAAGAAGTCGTTCGTCCACGCCATGTCCCACCCAAGCGAGGACATCGCCCGCACCATCCTCGCCCAGGCCGGCGTCGATGCCGATCGGCTGGAGAAGACCATCTCCACCGCCACCGGCCTCGTCGCCTACGACCTGCAGGCGCCGGCCAAGAACCTCTATCCGGCCGCGACCCCGCTGCGGAACCGCGTCCCCCGCGTCTCCGGCGCCGGCGGCACGGCCACCAACTGGCGCCAGGTCAGCGCCCTGATCGGCTCCGGCTACGACGCCATCGGCTGGGTGGCCGAGGGCCAGCGCGCCGGCCAGATGAGCTACACGACCGCCAGCAAGTCCGCCGCCTACGTCACCCTCGGCGAGGAAGACGCCGTCACCTTCGAGGCGATCAACGCCGCGGTGGGCTTCGAGGACATCCAGGCCACCATGGCCATGCGCCTTTTGCAGAAGACCATGCTGAAGGAGGAGATGGCCATCCTCGCCGGCAACACCTCGCTCGCCCTGGGTACGCCGTCGGCGCCGTCGCTCGCCGCAGCCGGCACGGGCGCCACGCTGCCCGCCGCCACCTACTCGGTCATCGTCGTCGCCTTGACGCTCGAAGGCTATCGCAACTCCTCGCTCGCGAACGGCGTCGCCACGTCGAAGACCATCACCGGCGCCGACGGCAAGACCTTTGCCATCAACGGCGGCTCGTCCAACAAGTCCTCGAACGAGACGCAAGGCGTGACGCTGGGCCAGACGCTCGCGGCCACGGTGACGCCCGTCCGGGGCGCCGTCGCCTACGCCTGGTTCGTCGGCCTCGCCGGCTCGGAGCAGCTGCAGGCGATCACCACGATCAACTCCGCTGCGTTCTCCGCGCCCCTGCTCACCGGCCAGCAGGCCGCCAGCGCGATCACTGGCGACTGCTCCACCAACAGTCTCGGCTTCGACGGTCTGCTCACCACGGCGCTGAACTCGGCCAACAATGCCTACGTCCAGTCGTTGGCCACCGGCGCCGCCGGCGCGGGCACGGCGCTCACCGCCTCGGGCCGCGGCTCGGTCGATGAGATCGACAACATGATGCAGTCGATGTGGGACAGCTATCAGGTCTCGCCCACGGTGCTGTTCGTCAACAGCCAGGAGCTGAAGAATATCACCGAGAAGGTGCTGTCCTCCGGCACCGGGCCGCTGCTGCAGTACCGGCAGGACCCGGATGGCGGCGGCTACCAGCTCGACGCCGGCGGCATGATCTCCACCTACTACAACCCGTTCCTGCTCGATGGCGGTATGCGGATTCCGGTGAAGATCCACCCGTTCGTGCCGCCCGGCACCATCCTCGCCTACGCCGAGACCCTGCCCGCCCAGTACCAGTCCAGCGAGGTGCCCAACGTCGCGGAGGTGAAGTGCCGCCAGGACTACTACGCCATCGACTGGCCGCCGGTGACCCGCCAGCGCCAGAAGGGCGTCTATGTCGAGGAAGTCCTCGCCGTCTATGCCCCCTTCGCCATGGGCGTGATCAACAACATCGCCAACGGGTAGGTGAGAACCCCCGCCCCCTTGCGGGGCGGGGGCAGGGGGTGGGGGTCTCCCTCCGCCACCCGCACCTCGAAAACACCGATCGAGCCCCCGGCCCGACAGCCCCCCACCCCCAACCCCGCCGCTCCAGGGGGCGGGGAGCGAGGAGTTAATATGGCCGCCGGCGATCTCACCGATCTCGACACCGTCAAATCCTGGCTGGGCGTCACCACCACCGCGACCGACGGCCTCATCTGCGGCCTGATCACCGCCGTCTCGTCCTTCATCGTCAACTACCTCGGCCGCCAGATCCTCGCCGGCAGCTACGTCGAGACCTACCGCGGCAACGGCCAGTCGCTGATGCTGCTGCGCAATTTCCCGATCACGGCCGTGGCGAGCGTCGCCTTCGCCGGCCAGACCATCACCGCCGCCGCCGATCCGGTGACGCTCACCAGCGGCATCCTGTTCGACGACCGCGCTCTGCACCTCATCGGCCACCGCTTCCCGCTGAGCCGGCCGGTGGTGGTGACCTATACCGCCGGCTACGCCACCGCGCCCGCCGATGTCGCCCAGGCGGTGGTCGAGCTCGTCGGCGAAGCCTACCGGCGCCGCGACCGCATCGGCGTCGCCTCCAAGACGCTCGGCGGCCAGGAAGTCGTCGCCTTCAGTTTGAAGGACATGAACGATACCGCCCGCGCCCTGCTCGCGCCCTACCAGGTGCTGGCGCCCTTCTGATGTTCACCGTCTCGCTCACCGGCGCGGACGAGCTGGGCGCGCGGCTGGACGGCCTGCCGGCCTCGGTTCTGGCCGCCGTCGCCGCCAAGTCCGCCGCGCTCGCCGATCAGCTGCTCGAACTGGCGCGGACCAAGCTCCAGGGCGGGGTGCTGAAGTCCCGCACCGGCGCGCTCGCCGCCTCGGTGGGCGTCATCGGCCCCGCCATCGAGGGCGACCGGGTCGTCACCCGGCTCTTCGCCGGCGGCGACCTGAAGTACGCCGCGATCCAGGAGTACGGCGGCGTTACGGCGCCGCACGACATCCTGCCCGAGCGCGCCAAGGCGCTGGCCTTCCTGGTCGGCGGCGAACAGGTCTTCGCCAAGGTCGTCCACCATCCCGGCTCACGCATTCCCGCCCGCTCCTACCTGCGCTCGTCGCTGGCCGAGATGGCCGATGAGATCGAGAGCGGCATGAAGGCGGCGGTGCTGGACGCGCTCAGCCAAGCGACGGGGTCGTAGCTCATGGACTCCGAGACGATCTACCAGGCGCTTTTCGACCTCACCGCCAGCCTGGCCTGGAGCCCCGGCGGCGCGCTCGCCTCCTCGTCTCGTCGGGTGAAGACGTTCGAGGACCTGCCCGCCCAGCCGGCGCTCTGCCAGGCCGAGACCGACGAGACCATGACCCAGGTCACCAGCCAGGTCGCGGTGACCACGCTGGGCGCCAGCTGGCTGATCTACCACCAGGCCGGCAAGGACGACGACGCCGTCCCGGCCCAGACCACCAACGCCATCCTCACCGCCGTGCGCGGCCTCTTCGTCGATCCCACCGATCCCGACTTCGCCCAGACCCTCGGCGGCCTGGTGCACAAGTGCTGGATCGAGGGCCGCATCCAGAAATTCCAGGGCGACCTCGACGGCCAGACGCTGCTCGTCGTCCCGATCAAGATCCTCGTTCCAGCCTAGGGAGGCCCGCGATGGCCGAAGACCCCGCCGCGACCCCGTTCGCGGCAAGCGCAACCGCGTCTCCGACGCCCACTGAGCCGCCGGCCGCGGCGCCCGTCGCCGAAGCGGCCCAAGCGTTCCCGACTCTCGGCGACGTGATCGCGGCGATCATCCGCAACGGCCTTTCCAACGGCCCCATCGCCCAGTCCTCGGCGACCTGGGACCACCTCATCACCCGGCTCCCTCAGATCGTGGCAGCCATCATGAAGGAGCTCTGACATGGCTCAGTCCGTCTTCGGCGTCGGCTTTCTCTTCGCCACGCCCCAGGGCACGACCCCAACCCCGACCCGTTTCGGCCGCCTGCAGGACGTGCAAGTCGATTTTTCCTACGACAGCAAGCTGCTCTACGGCTCGAACCAGTACGCGCTGGAGCAGGCGCGCGGTAAGGCGAAGATCGACCTCAAGGCCGCCGTCGGCGTGGTCGACCCCAACCTTTTCAACAACATCTTCTTCGGCCTCACCACGGCTGCGGGCGAGACGCTGAACAGCGTCGACGAGTCGGCGACGCCGTCGTCGGGCACGTTCACGGTCGCCAACGCCAGCACCTTCTCGCAGGACCTCGGCGTCTACAACACCGTCACCGGCCTCTGGCTGACGCGCGTCGCCGCCACGCCGGCGATCGGCCAATACGCCGTGAACACCTCGACCGGCGTCTACACGACCAACACCGCCCAGAACGGCCAGCTGCTGAAGGCGTCCTACACCTACGCCTCGGCCGCCACCGGCTCGAGCCTCAGCTTCACCAACCAGATCATGGGCTCGACGGTGATTTTCTCGGTGCAGCTGGTGAACAAGTTCCGCGGCTCCGACGGCGTCGTCCGCTCGCTGTTCCTGAACTTCCCGGCCGTCCAGTGCCCGAAGCTGTCGATGCCGCTCAAGCTCGACGATTTCACCCTGCCGCAGCTCGACATGAGCGCCCAGGACAACGGCTCGGGCAATGTCTTCAACTATTCGATGACGGGGTGATCCATGGCGGATGTCACCATTGGCGGGCGAACCTGGTCGGTCAGCCTGCCCAACTTCAAGAAGCTCAAGGCCGCCTGGCCCTATATCGCCCAGGTCCAGGCCGCCACCGATCCGATGGAAAGCGTCGCGGCGATGCTGGGCGTGATCGCGGTGGGCTCAGCGGTCCCGACCACGGTCGACGAGCTCGAAGAGGCGCTGACGCCGGCGGAGCTGCCGGCCATGCGCCCCTTCATCAACGCCCTCATGATCGAGATCGGGCTCGCGGCGGGGGAAGCGACGCCGGCGGAGGAGGCGGCGAGCCCTTCGACGGCGACTTCGACGACATCATCTGCGCCATCCTCGCCGGCGTCGGAAGCGCCGACTGGGACGGGGTAGAGCAGAGTTGGAACCTGCATCGCTACGCCGCCTTGGCGCGGCACTGGCGCCGAGAGGGACCGCCGATCTACATCTCGGCGGCCGCCTATCTCGGCCTGCGCAAGCCCGCGTCCTCGGCCGCCGATCGTCTTGAGGGCGATGACCTGCTGAATCTCCTCGCCGTGTTCCCGGGCAGCCAGCCTGGGCTCTGATGGACGTCGCGGTCTCTCGCTGTTGGCGTGTATTTGACCGCCGCGTTGGAGCAGATCGTGGCCTCGGTGGGTTGCTCGATTGTTCTTAACATTCGCGTTGCGGTATGCTCTACCTGCGGCGAAGACTGCGGGGGCGACGGTGCGGGGGCGCATGTTTCGGAAGACCGAGGAAGTGCGGGCGGCCGCGCGGCTGCTGATCCTGGGCTTGATGGCGCTTTGCGCGTGCAGCCCACAGAAGACGAACGGAACCGAGCCAACCTCGGCGCCGGCGGCGAAGGCGGCCGATGGGCCGTTCGGTCTCGTGTTCGGAGAACCGCTCAGCGCGCTGGGGCCCACAAGTCCGGAGAGCACGCCCGACATCTACGATGTGCTGTCGCCGCCGAAACCCGATGCGGATTTCAACCTCATCGCCGTCGTCGCGCATGCGACCACCGGCGTCTGCGAGATCTCCGCGGGGCAGCCGCTCATCCTGGGCGACTTGAGCGGCGCCAAGGTGAAGGCGGCGGTCGATCAGCTGGAGACCGTGGTGTCGTCCAAGTATGGGCCGCCGAAGCAGAAATTTGATGTGTGTCGGGAGTCGGCGTCGTCGTGCTCTCAGGCCTGGAGCGAGGCCCTCGCCAACCGCAACGCCGTCTACGGCTATGTCTGGTTCCCGGCTGCGCCGACCAAAGGCGGCGTCTGGCGGATCATAGCTGACGTTGCAGCCCACAATGCGCTCGAGACGCGAGCGGCCCTGTCCTACGACGGCGTCAACCACGCCGCCTGTGATGCGGCGGCTGCCGCCGCGAAGAACAGTTCGCTGTAGCTGGCGACGACCGCGACCGGGATCGGCCGCGGATCCACTCGAAGAGCCTGTTTGACCCGAAACGCGCGGCGAATCCGCGCGGCTGGGCCCTGGACGCCGGAGGAGGTCGCGAATGTCCGACACCGATCTCCAGGTCACCTTCGGGGCCGATACGAGCGCCCTGACCAAGGGCGCCGGCGAGGCGCAATCGGCCATCGCCGACTTCGCGCCGAAGATTCAGCAACTCAGCCAGTCTTTCGCCGCGCTGGCGAGCGAACTCAAGGACAGCTTCAGCGGCCTGCAGTCGCTGGCGAGCGGCCTCGCCTCGGCCGGCCAGGCGGGCGCCGCCGGACTGGCCGGCGTCGCCGGGGCCGCCGGCGGCGTGGTGATGGCCGTCGCCGCGGTCACCGAGATCGCGCTCGGGGCCGCCGGCGCCATGGCGCAATGGGCGGCGGCGACCGCGACATCGAGCAGCGCCAGCGCTGACGCCAGGCAGAACGCCGCGGGTCTCAACACCGCGCTCGGCCAGGCGCATGACGCCTTGACCGACGTCGGCAATGCGCTCGCCAACGCGCTGGCGCCCACGCTCACCGTCGTCGTCCAGGGGATCGCCCAGCTCGCGCAGGGTTTTCTCGCCAGCTATTCCAGCGGCGGGGCGGCCAAGACGATCGTCGATGCGATCACCGCCACGGTGAAGTTGCTTGCCCTGGCGGCCGGCGCGACGGCGCTGGAGGTCACCGCCGCCATCGACGTCGTTCGCGGCGGCTATGCGGCCCTCGGGCCGGTCTTCCAGATGGCGATCGATGAGGTCGTCGGATGGGGCAAGCAGACGGGCGATGCGGCGATCACGGCCGGGAAGCTCATCTATGACGCCCTGACCAACAACATTCTCGGCGGCGCGAGCGACGCGGCGGCGGGCTGGAAGAAGATCCAGCAGGACGCGGACGAGACCGCGAAGGTCGTCGCGGCCGACGCCGCGAAGATGCGCGCGGCCTTCATGCGGAACGGCGGCGAGGAAATGGTCGGCGCCGTCGGCGCGTACGGCGACCTCGCCTCGAGGCTGATTACGCCGGGCGCGAACGGCGCGGGCGCGCCGCAGGCTCCGCAGGGCGCGGGCGCCGCCGGCAATGGCGCCGGCCAGGGCCCTCAGACCGGCGGCAGCAGCGGCGCCGGCCAGCAGCAGGCCCAAGCCCAGCAATGGGCCGACCAGCTCCACCAGACCGAAGTGCAGGCCGCCGCGGCCAGTGGCGACTACATGAAGGACCAGCTGTCCTCGGAGGTCGCCTTCTGGCAGCAGAAGCTGGCGCTCACCCAGCAGAACTCCAAGGCCTGGTTCGACGTCCAGGACAAGCTGTTCCCGCTCCTGAAACAGCAGCAGTCCGAGGCGTTCTCCGCCCTGGTCGCCGGCGACAAGAAGGCGATCGAAAGCGACCGCGGCAATGCCGCGCAATGGGCGGCTGACTGGACCAAGTATCTGGCGGACGTGGCCCACGCCTACGGCGCCGACAGCGCCGCCTATCGGAACGCGCTCACCGAGAAGCAGAACGCCGAGAGCGAAGCCGACAAGCAACTCGTCGCCCAGAGCGAAAAGGCGATCGAGCAGCAGACCGCCGCCATGCGCAAGGGCTACGCCGACCAGGCGACCACCGCGAAGGCCAGCTCCGAGGAACAGATCGCCGCGGTCAAGCTCCAGTTCGACATGGGCAAGATCAGCGCCGACCAGTACTTCGGCGACGTCCAGGCGATCCACCAGAAGGAGGACGCGGCCCAGATCGCCTCGGTGCAGGCGCAGCTGCAGGCCGTCACCGACGGCTACAACAAGCAGATCGCCGTCAAGGGCCTCACCTTCGACGCGGCGATCGCCTTGGACGACAAATATGTCGCCGAGTGGGGGCAACTGCAGACCAAGCTCGGCGCCCTCACCACCGATGCGCTCCGCCAGTGGCTGTCCGATCAGGCCGCCACCCTGATGAAGTTCAAGCAGAGCTGGAGCTCGGTGGTCGATCCGATCGTCTCCGGCTTCAACAGCGGCGTCGTCGAGATGATCGAGGGGACGAAGTCGTTCCAGCAGGTGATGCGCTCGGTGGGCCAGCAGATCCTGACCGACTTCGTCACCAACGTCATCGACAAGCAGGTCGAGTCCTGGCTCTGGGGCGTCACCGAGCAGGTTCTTGCGACCGCGCAGGGGCAGGCGCTGCTCGACATGCTGGGCATGCAGCAGACCGCGCTCTCCATCGCCAACGACATGAAGCGCGTCGCCTCCAACGCCACCGCCAACACCGTCATGACCGCCTCGAACACCGCCGCCCAATCGGCCGGTCTGGGCACGATGCTGGCGCAGACCTTCGCGTGGCTGAAGGCCGACGCGGCGAAGGTGTACGGTGGGGTCTTCGCCGCGCTGTCGCAAAACCCGGTCACCGCGATCGCCGCGGCCCCGGTCGCCGCGGCGGCCGCGGCCAGCGTGATGAGCTTCAGCTACGCCGAGCAGGGCTGGTGGCAGGTGCCGTCCGACAATATGCCGACGCTGCTGCACAAGGACGAGCAGGTGCTGCCCGCCCGCATCGCCAATCCGGCCCGCAACTTCTTCGAAGGGCTCGCCAGCGGCGGCGCCTCGATGGGCGCCGGCCACAGCTTCAATTTCGGCGACTTCAATGTGCACGGCGCGCCGTCCGGGATGTCGTCCTCGGAGTTTCGCCAGGCGCTGAGCGACCACGCCTCCCACGTCGCGGGCGCGGTCGCCGGCGCGCTGCGCAACGGCTACATGCCGCCCTACAAGCAGCCGACCGGACGCCTCTAGCTCGGCCCCTTCGCGACGGGCCTGCCGCCGCGCGCCTGAACCAACACCACGTCGACGGGAAGGGGGCCTATGTCCATCACGCCCTTCATCCCGCCGAGCTTCCTGACCGGGCTGCCGACAGGCATCTGGGCCGGCGCGAACGGCCTGCCGGTGCTGCCCTATCTGCCCGGCCAGGAAGTCAGCGTCTCCAAGGCGCCGCGGTGGTCGACGCAGGTGATCCGCGCCGCGTCCGGCCGCGAACGCCGCACCGCCTATTGGAACTATCCGCTCTGGCAGTTCGAGCTCAGCTACGGGGTGATCCGGCATCGCCCGACCCAGGCCGAGCTGTTCGCGATGTGGGAGTTCTTCAACGTCCTGCAGGGGCAGTTCGCGCCCTTCCTGTTCGTCGATCCGACCGACTGCCAGGTCCCGACCAGCGCCCTGCTCGACACCGCCGGCGCGCCGATCCTCGACACCAGCGGCGCGCCTTTGCTCGACGGCAGCGGCGCCCCGGTCGGCGAGACCTTCGGCGTCGGCGACGGCGCAACGACGACGTTCCAGCTCATCCGGGCGATCAATAGCTTCACCGAGCCGGTCTACGCCGTCTTCCAGCCGATCATCTTCGACAACGGCGCCTGGGTCGCCTCGGGCTTCACGATCGGCGAGAGCGGTTCGATCACCTTCAGCGCCCCGCCCGCCAGCGGCGCCGTGCTGCAATGGGCCGGCTACTTCTACTTCGGCTGCCGCTTCGCGCAGGACGATCTCAGCTTCGAGCAGATCGTGACCCAGCTGTGGGCCGGCAAATCGCTCAAGTTCACCTCGCTCAGGGTCTGACCGATGAAGACCGCGATAGACGCCGCCTCCGCCGGCGCCGGGGCGACCGTCGCCCTGCTGAACGGCGGGGCCGATTTCCAGATGATCGATCTCTACAAGATCACCCTCAACGGCGGCGCGGTGATCCGCTGGCACGGCGGCCCGTTCAACACCTCGGTCAGCTTCACCGCCGCCAGCGGCCAGAGCGCCGCGGCCAACGGGACTTACCTGGCCGGCCCGGTCGTCGACCGCGGCAAGATCAGCACCAAGATCGGCGTAGAGGTGGCGACCTTCGACCTCCAGGTCGGCTCCACCGCCGAGGACCTGATCAACGGCGCACCGCTGATCCCGTTCGCTCAGGGACGCGGCTTCGACGGCGCCACGGTGGTGCTCTATCGCGGCTTCATTCGCGCCTGGGGCGCGCCGATCACCGGCGTC